CCAATTCATAACCAATTAAATATCCTACACCAAATGCACATGCAATTGTAATAAAAGCTAATACGTTCATACTTACCTCCTAATCAGCATCAAAATGCATTTCGAATTCTTTGTCACAACCGTCAACATCATCACAACGAAGATTATAAGTCGTTCCGCAACTATCCTTTTCGATCTCGTCCCATATAGCGCCACAGTAAGGACATTCTACCTCAACACACGTTTGGTAAATTTTTAAATCCCTATATCCTCTGTATATTTTTTTCATACATCTTATCCTCCTATACCTCTACATAGTCTAAACTCCGATTGTATAAATAGCTTCCTTCTCATAAACTAAATTGTAATCATTATAAATAGTGTTTAACCCTTCTTCTCCTTGCTCTCTCAGATCAATTAAAAAATCAAGTCTTTCTAACAGTGGCCTTCTTCCATCTGTGTGCCATAAATTATTCACAAACCAATTGTAATCTTTGCCTTTTGCATCTACTATTCTTCTGTGCATATTTACCTCCATGGTTGAATTTCTTTAAACCTTAACTCGTCTTTAATGTGTCTGCATAAGTTATTCCCAACTATACCGTCGCGTTGCTTTGTTACATTGACCTCCATTAGTTCAAATTTTTCCAGTGTTTCCTCGCTTATAACTCCACGCTTTACCCACTCTCTTATGTTATCTTCGTTAGGCTTGTGAAGGTATACAGCGTTATCTGAATCTTGGTAAGGCGCTTTTGACTCCCTCACATCACGTTCTCCAGTAGGTCTATTGTCACCAGATGAATCGTTTAGCTGTGTTAATACAACAACAGGTATGTCAAACTCCAAAGCTATTTTTTTAAAGTGTCTACTTAACCATGCCACCTCACGTTCTCTCGAATTGTGCTTACCCTCAGACTCCATAATTTGTAGGTAGTCAACCACCAGGAGTTGTGCTTTAGTTTCGTACAACTTGCGCCTTATCTCGCTTATTGTTGATATTCTAGCATTAAGATACAAGTCTCTGCCTTTGAACATGCTGTTAACTCGTCTTATAGCTTTCCACTGTTCATCTGTGAACCGCTTTTCTCTGAAACATGTGTTGTCTATACCTGTTTCTCTTACCAAAATACGTTTCCACAATGACTCGCTGCGCATTTCACGGGATATAAAAAGTGTTGTTAATTCCTCTGACCATTTACTAAGATTCTGCATAACAAATAATGTTTTACCTACACCTGATCTTGCACCTACTAAGTTAAGTTCTCCTTTTCTCAACGTGCCCATGATACGGTTTAAGAATCCTAAGTCAGAATCAAACTTGTAATAGTCATACTCTTTTTCTAATGGTTTATGCATGTCTGCCATAAATGAATCTATAACGTGGTCTATGTGGTCTTTATCTATTTCGCTAGACTCTGCCATGTCTAAAATATCTTGTGCGACTTGCACAGCGTTTAAATCCTTGTTGGTTATTACCTCGGCTATGTACCGTTTAACCTCTCTGCTTTCAAAGTCAGCTTTTAACTTAGTAAAGTGCGAATCGTTAACAATAGGGTTTTCTAAATATGCGTCAGTACACGTTGTCATCAACTCGTGGCTTATACCACTGTCTAGTAAGTTAACCATGTCTATCGGCTTTCTATCGCCATCTAGCACTTTCATTACTTGGCATAATACAGCTAAGTCACCAGTAAAGTATTGAGGTTTAACTCTTAGTATGTCTTTATGGTTACATTGCATTATATGACCGAGTATTACCTTCTCTACCATCCTTGTTCCTTCTTCCTCATTATTTCAGATATACGATCAACTGGTTTGTCTTGCTTATTGTCGTAATTGCCCTCTAGTATCTTTATAAAGTTATTAGGGTTAAATACCCAATCGTACTTGAACCAATTACCAGCACCCTTTACTAAAAAGTCAGATTGTTCAGCTTTGTCTAATACACTAATTACTTTTTCAAAACCGTAGTCTGTAATACGCGCATTAATTTCCTTCTTTCGCTTATCTGTCATTTTAGCAGCTTGTGGTAAACTCTTGCAGTTATCAGAGTAGTATTTTGCGACTTCTGCCACATAGTCTTTTTCTTGTTTATCATTGTTATCATTGTTGTTAGTATCCATCGAGTGTTTCTTTAGTGTTTCTTTAGCGTTACCCTTGTCAACTTTTTCTTGATAGGATACCCAGTTTGCAATGGTTACGACTGTCCCATTACTGTTACCCTCAACTGTTATCATTTGGTTACTTTCCATAAATTCTAGTATTGCTTTTATTGTTTTGGGATTCGGCTCCTTCCATTTCAACCCTTCATAATAACCTACGCCTTTAGCGATTTGTCTATATGATGTTGCACGTTGTCCGGGCTGTATTGTTGTAAAACCTCCGTTTCTATTTGGTATCTTTACAGGTTTATGATTGACCGAATACTTTAGCCATTGCCATACCCTGTGATACATAGGTGGCATTAACCATATACTCGATTCTAATTCTTTTCTATGATCGGCAATCCACCCTGACATGTGTTACACCTCGTTTTTAGGTACAAGCCATTCTATAACTTTATCGAGTTCGAACCTAATCAATCCAGTTCTAGTAGTTACTGATGGCATACCGTCTTTTCTATATCGGTCAATTGTTCTCTCTGTAACTTTCAAGTGTTCTGCGATCTCTTTCTTGGTTAGCATTTCGCCACCTCCTTATGTATATATCTTACTACCATGTCTAGACTTTGTCAACAATATTTATAAATTTCTTACATTTTATTTTCTGCATGTCGCTCTTATAATGTAGGCTTAATTTTATTCGATTTATTTTGATTTATGGGTTGACGGTATAACCATATGGTGCTACAATGGTATTACCAGATGAACGAAAGGAGATCGCATGGCAAAGCTAATTAAAAGAGGGAATAGTCTTACAGTAGCAATTCACCCATTCCAGTTACAAGCTGCTGGATTCGAAGAAGGTGACGAAATCAACATTCAAGTTAAAGGCAAGAAGTTAGTACTTACTAAGGAGGACTAGATGATTACACTTAAATGTATTGAGGGACAAGTTGAAGACCTGGCACAAAAGGCTTACGATCTTAACGAATCATGTAGCATGACGGACGTGCGCTGTAGACTAGAAGTATCTGACACTTGCGATAATGTCGAAGCAAAACGCAACGAACTAATTGAAAGTATCGAATCGATGTTTGAACAGCTTAGAGAACTTAACGCTTGTACTACAGAAACATACAAAGCACTTGAGAACTCTGAGGGAAGTATTATTAAAAATCTAAAAGATATTATCTTATAGGAGGTTAACATGGAAGAACTAGCAATGGAATTAATCAGGAATGATTGGTCACCAGAAGAAGTACAGGAAGTGTTGAACGAGTATTACGCAATGGACGAGTTAAGCCAAGCAGAATGTATGAATTATGATTAGCGTACTGGAATATCACGAGCAAATGTGTGAACGTTATTTAAACGACCTAGAAACGCTATACAACGCCCATACAGATAAGAACAACTTAAGCATGACAATTAGTATGATTAACAAAGCAAAGAGCCGTTACGAGCAACACAAGAGGTTTTGTGAGATAATTAGAGGTGAGATAGATGGACGATAAACTAGCACTAAAGATTTTTAATGTAATGGAAGAAACAAAAGCGATTGAAAAAGATCAAACAGTCGGCAAAGGAAATAATCAGTATGAAGCTGTCAGCGAGTCGTCTGTACTAAATGAAATCAAACCGTTATTCAGAAAGCATAAATTAATAATGTTTCCTCATAAAACAAAAGCGGTAGAAATACAACACTCTTACCCAGACCCTTACGACAAGAACAAAACTAAACTTAAATCACTCACGCAATTAGTAATGACATTCTTACTTGTAGATGCAGAAACAGGCGAGTCGGTAGAAGTAGAGGTTTGTGGTAATGGTTATGACGCATTAGACAAAGGCGCTGGCAAAGCTTCAACGTATGCCTATAAGATAGCATTGCAAAAGACATTCATGTTGTTTAGTGGCGAAGATACAGACAATCACCACACACAAGATAGCTTAAATTCTCAAAGTGACACAAAAGAAGAACGCAAGGTTACTACTCAAATGCTTATTGATATGGCTGCAAAAGTAGGAGTAGACGAAGCTAAATTATGCAAATCTGGTAACGTTAGCGAAGTTAAATATATATCGCAAGAAAAGAAGCAACAGTGGTACGATGCGTATAAAGCTAAAGTTGATAAGGAGGGTTAATGCGTAAGACAATTAACGGTGAGTCGTGCTGGGTATGTGGTACGACTTACGGTTTAGAATATCACCATACTTTCTTTGGGAAGAAGGACCAAAAGGATTTTACAGATAAACATATGTTAGGGTTCTATCTATGCTCAGAACATCACCGTGGCAATTACAGCCCACATCATAACAGAGAGTTAGACTTAAAATTAAAAGTAATAGCACAAGAGAAGTACGAGGAAACACACAGTAGAGAGAGTTTCATGGACAATAAAACAGGTATAGGGAGGAATTATTTGTGAAAGATTCAGATTTAAAAATAGATGTTATTACTTATAAAAAACCTAACAATAAGCCTACAAATTTTAAAGGTTTTGTCAAAATAACTCACAAACCTAGTGGTATTGCATTAACTCAAAGGGTTATTGTCTCACAATTCGCAACAGCAGAAACAATAAAAAAACAATTAGAAATTATGGTGGGCCAATGGAATGAAACTACTATTTGAATCCGCTCATATAACACAAGGAGGTTAAAGTGGACTATACACCGTTAGATATTATTAACAAGCTTATGAAAATAGACGATGAACTTTGCCACTATTGCACTATGCTAGCTAACTTTACAGATGAATTAGCAGACCTAGAAGCAAGCTACGACAAAGCATTATCTATCGAACTAGTCAAAATGGAAAGCGAGGGGAAGGCCAAGACAACAGCAGAGAAGATAGCAAAGGGGCAAGATCATATTGTAGCACTGGCTATTAATCTTAAAGGTAAGAAAGAACAAATCAAGAATTTAAGACAACGTGTTGACGCTTGGAAGTCCAGGTTATCCGTTGGTCAATCTGTACTAAGTTGGATGAATCAGAAAGAGAAGTATGACAATTACACAGGGAGGTAACATGCAAACGTATTTTATTATAAATAACGAAGAAATCATAAAAGGATACAACAAGTACATGGATTTTGTTAATGGTGTTAACATTACTTTTAAACAACTAAAAGATGTTTTGTCTTTAGAAACGAATGTATACTACGAAAACGTTAATAGTCTATCCTTACAACTAACAGAAAAAGACATAGAATCTTTAGGTTCACAGTTGCGAAAGTATTCAAAGACAGACTTTAAGTCTAACTCTAAAACAGCCAAGTTGTGGTTTAAACTGTTAAAAGAAAATGGTATAGAAAAGCAAATAAGAAGGCCAGATTTAGGCTTTTATATAGGCAATCGTGGTGTAAGGTGGTCAAGCGCTGTATGGGATTACAAAGGTTTACACTATGGAACTTTTAAAACACAAGAGCCGCACACTTTACCAGATTGGGCCACAGAAATAAAAGCCAGCGAATACCACAAAATAGCTGAAGATATGAAAGGTTAGCAAATGAGTGTAGGGTTAACCAAAGAACAACTGGAATACATGGAATCAGAAGACACAGACCAATATACATGCGCTAAGTTGACTAAGATGGTCAAAGAATTAGATAAGCGTATACGAGAGTTAGAAAAGGAGAATAGACTATGGGAGTAGATTTTTTAGTTTGTAACAGTTGCGGGGAAACATTCCCAGATTGCGGTTCTTTTGTACGTTGCAATTGCGGAAACGTTTGGTGTTCCGAAGACTGCGCAGAGAGCGACGGACACAAGAACGAAAAGTTTGATACGTGCAACACGTGCGAATATTTAGAAGAATGCGAAGATAATGAAGATTACGAGTGCGAAGAAGCGAATAGTTGCGATTACTGCAACGTTGTAAAAGTACACGATAGCGATTTATTAGATCACGTTATTAAAAAGCACTACAACGACAATAGAGAAGAATTAGTTAAAGAGTTTAAAGGAGAATAGACTATGAATCAGGTGGCAATTATCGGGAGACTTACGAAGGACCCTGAACTAAGATATATCTCAGGTAGTGGAACGGCAACGTGCCAATTCACTTTAGCTGTAGACAAACAACTATCCAAGCAGAAGAAACAGGAGTTTGAACAAGCTGGTAAGCCTACAGCCGACTTTATTCGTATTGTTGTGTGGGGTAAGCAAGCTGAGAACTGCGCTAATTACTTAGAAAAAGGTAGAAAGGTGGCAATTAACGGTAGTATTAACGTATCGTCTTACAAGTCGAATACAGGTGAAACTAGATACAGCACAGATGTAGTAGCCAGTAACGTAGAGTTTATTGACTGGGGCGGGAAGAAGCCACAAGGAGCAACAGCGCAGAAGCCGTCAGGTAATTTCCAAGCTTTTGACGATGATTTTGCCAATGATTTTAAGGCAATTGAGGATGATTTTGCCAATGATTTTAAGGCAATTGAGGATGATGATGATATTCCGTTCTAATATGCAGTAACTAAAGACCGTGTAAAAGCGGTCTATTTTTATGTTTATTTGTTTTACAAATAGTGTTGACTTGGTGTCAAGTTGGTGGTACAATGATATTAAGTTAAAGAGAGGAGGAATATATGAAACACGTGAACAGGTCAACAGTTAGAATACCAGACGAGCTTTACAAGAAACTAGTTAAGTCGGCAGAAGAAAATCACAGATCAATCAACAGCGAGATTATTGCAGCAATTACAACGTGGGTTAAATAGGAGGGTATAGAGTATGAATGATATGTTTATAGCAATAGTGATCACATTTATTATTACATCAGCAGTAGTAGCTACTGGATTAATAACAGATCACAATAAGAGGATTAACAAGTTGAAAGAAACTCTAGCGAATGAACGTGTTTATAGCCAATCAGTTAACTATAAGAACACAGTTCAAAAGAAACAGATAGAAGAACTACGCAAATGTGTAAAGTCGCTTAAATTGAGTGTTAAGACGCTTAGACGAGATAATGATCATTTAGAGAAAAGGGACTTACTTTTATTTGAAGCAGTTAACATTCTGCATGTAGTTACTGAAGTAACGAAGGATAAAACAGCCACAGTAATAGACGTTGAGGAGCAAGTTAAGAAGATAGCGCCGTTTATTAAGAAGGTTCAAGGTGGTGTAAAATGAGTATTTATGCGACTAGAGAGTTAGGGAAAGGTATACCAAGTTTAAAAGTTGAAGAAAAAATTAATCATAGATCAGAATGTAAGTGTTATAAAATTGACATTGAAATATTAAACAGGCTTTATCCGACCGTAAGATTTGCAAATCTTGATGCACAAAACAAGTTTCATAATAAAGTTAATGACGATACAGTTTTATTAGCTGGGCGAACTGCTGGTAAAACAACGAAGGGTGGAGTGAATGAGCGCAAAACTATTACACGTTACTCGTAAGCAACTTGGAAAACTTATCGAGGAGCACTCAGATGAAATAATAAACAAAGCAAGAGAAACAATCACAACTGAAATGGTGAACAAGTCTACGTTAGCGCTTATAAAGGTATTACACGATGATTTAGGATATGGAAAGCTAAGAGTTGAACGGTTTATTAAATCTTACAACGAAGTATTTGAAGCTTTCTGCGAAGGGTATGTTGAGTTTGATGATTTAGCTGAGTTAGCGAAAGAGATTGGAGTTGGAACATATGAACGTACATCATAACATGACTATGAACGGTATGAAAGAAAGTAAAGTAAGAATGGATAAATGCAACGGCTGCGAAGAATGGCTAAAGCTAGAGTGTGATTGTGTCAGTTGCTTAGAAGAGTTTAGGAGGTTACACGATGTTCGAAGATAAATTGAAACAGTATGACGAACTAGAAAAGCATATTGATCACGAACGTAAACACGAGGACTTGCAAAACAGGATTGACCTTGCCGAAAGAGTATGGGGTATTAAACATGAAAACATTACTTAGGTATCCTGGTGGTAAAGCTAAAGCGGTGAAAAAAATAATAGAGTATTTCCCAAAAGATTTAACAGAAATGAATTCGGTGTTTTTCGGTGGCGGCGCAATAGAATTACACATGATGTCGGAAGGTGTTAAAGTTAATGGTTACGACAATTTTAGTCAGCTTGTTACTTTTTGGGATATGGTTAGCAATGAAACGGCTAAACAATGCGTGATTGATGAAATCAAAAAATATAGAGTAGGCACTATCGATAAAAAGACATTTAAAAAATTACAAACCGATTTAATATATAACGACCTTACTAATATTGAAGTAGCATCGAAATTTTTTATAGTAAATAGATGTTCTTTTTCTGGCACTACGTTGTCGGGTGGTATGTCACCCAATACACCTAGATACACTGAATCAAGCGTTAATAAATTAAAAGCATTTGATGGTTCTTTATTAGACATAACGAAAGCAGATTTCGAAGATTCTTTAACTTTTTTTATAGGTAAAAATGACTTTAAATATTGCGATCCACCATATCTCATAGAGTCTAACTTGTATGGCATTAAAGGCAAAAGTCACAAGGAATTTGACCATGACTTGTTTGCCAATTGCATAAAAAAACATAGTAATTGGATAATTTCTTATAATGATTGTGATTGGGTGAGAGAATCTTACAAAGAGTACGAGATAAAAGAGTTGAAGTTTCAATATGGAACGAGCAAGAGTAAAACCGAGTTATTAATACTAAACATTAGGAGGAAACATGATTGAGTTAATCTGTGTTGACTCTACAGGGTGTAGTGAACTAACTAACGGCCTTATACATAAAGTACGCTTACATGGCGATTATGTGCGGTATATGAATAGAGATTACAGAAGAACTAGGTTTAAACGAGTAAAGCCGTATCATGTGAAAGGTTTGGGACTAGTAACTAGAGAGTGGTTAAACGAAGCTAATAATATGGCTAACAGGAGGTTAACGTGATTGATTACATATATATAGCTGTAATAGTATACCTATCACTTGGGATAGTATGGGTATATGGCGCTAGAAAGGTAGAGGTTAATTTAAGGTTTGCTTATGTAGTCTTGTGGCTACCAGCGCTTATATACGCACTGTGGTGCTTGTGTGGTACGAAGGGTGGCAATTAATGAGATTTGAAATACCCGGCACGTTACCAAATTTAAACACATACACAAAAGAAAACAGGTCCAATAAGTACGCTGGCAACAACTTAAAGAAGGACACAGAGAAGTTAATAAGTCTGTACATACCAAAGTATAAGCCGTACGAAAAACCTGTTACAATCGAATTTCATTGGGTAGAACCTAATAAGCGTAGAGACCTAGACAACATTGCTTTCGCTAAAAAGTTTATACTCGATGCTCTTGTTAAGTCGGGAGTGTTGCAAGGGGACGGATGGCGACACGTTGAAGGTTTCACAGACAAGTTTAGTGTAGACAAGAAGAATCCGAGAGTTGAGGTGAGTATATATGAGGAAGATTAAATTCATAGAAAGAGTTAAATTGTCATTGACCGTATTTGGTTTGTCATTTAATTCATTGCACCTGTGTTGTCCTAAGTGCGATTCGCTTATAAAAAAACAAATTACACATATTAATGACAATACAAAATACAGATACGAATTAGAGTGTGAGTGCGGAGCGAAAGGTATTTGTACTGAGGATTGGTCATTATGAGGAAGATTAGACCGTACAAGCACAGGGTTAAGTATGTAATAGGTAAAGAGGTTGTGGCTGAGGTGTTTACTACTAGGCCACAGGTAGGCATCAATCATACGTATAATGTAATAGACGTGTAGTATTCCGTAAATAAGTATTTTGAGAAGAGGTTTAGATTATGAAAAAATTAAGTAGTCACGAGTTAGCTAATAAGCTTTTATCACTACCAGATGGTGAGTGCAAGATTATTACTGAACCATTTGCTACAAGAGGATTGGTTGAGGGTGACATATTCATTGTGGAACCTAAAGAAGAAGAAATGCTTGATGTAGAGAATGGTGAAACGAAATCTAGGCAACGCGTACTAGGCAACCTAAATATCACTTATGGAGAAGTGTATATTTAATATACCCTAAATGAATCTTTAAAGAATAGAGTAAACCCCCAACCATAACGGAAGGGGGTTTTTAGTGAGAGTATAAATAGATAATCGAGTATGAGAAGATTATCTTGTTATTGTATTAATACAGAAATCGACTTGGCGGAAGAGTCTGTATGTAGATTATACCAATAAAAAAGCGCCCTGTCAAAGAGCGCAATATTCTATTTTTTCTCTTCCTTATTAAAAAAGAACGCCATTACCATTGTAGCTAACGGTGCGTATACCTCAATAGGTACAAATTGATTAACAAACGCATATGTTAACGCTGTTATGACCATGAGTGAAATAATTGATTTTATTTTAAACAAATTAGCCACATTTAAAACTAATGTTTCTAAAGCTTTAAGCAATACATCTTTCATTATTTCCTCCTTAGATACCACACAATGTCAGCAACTATTACATCAGCTACTCTTTGTTGGTATTCTTCTGTTTTCATCATGTTACGATCTGTTGAGTTGGTAAAAAATCCATTCTCAGTTAAAATACTAGGGTGTTTTACATCTTCTATAATTGCCAAGTCTGTCCACGTGCCGTCCTCATATAAGTGTATACCGTTGCCATGCAAGTCGAAACCGTTATCTTGCAAATGTTTAACATGTTGTTTGGCTAGTTCTGTTTGACTCCATACAAAGCAACAACACCCGTCTACAGACTCACTACCGCTTGCGTTACCATGTATTGAGTAAACCAAATCGTATTCATTAGAGTTATATACCCACACACGTTCGTTAAGGTCTATTTCTTCGCTATGTGGTGATTGTAGGCAGTCATAATCTACACCTAGCTTATCTAACTTATCCATAACTTTAATAGCTACTTCAGAGTTAAACCAATGTTCCGAGAAATCCCCATATCCCTTGCCTGGGGTGTCAGTACCATGACCTATATCAATAGCCACAGTACCGACTAGGGGTGCTACTTTCCCAAGTCTCTATCTCTTAATACAGCATACCTAGCAAGGGTTAACGGTTCGTTAGGGTGAATATTACCGTTTTCATCACCTTTTAAAATTCCATCGTTAACCATTCTTTGCAATGAATCTTGCGCCCACTCTGGAGCAGTGTGTAAATCTTTAGGAATCATGTATAACTCTCCTTCTCTATATTCGTAATAGCCTTTACCTGTTTTTAAATCAAAACCAAGTTCGCCAATGTCTGTTACATACTTATCTACCGTTGCTGTGATTTCCTTGCGTGTAATGTCACGACCAAACTTTCTAAAGAAGTCACTTGCCATATTCCAAACCATCGCTCCGTGCTGATCCACTGAGAACGAAGTTCCCTCTTTTACCCCTGTGACTTCTGTTGAGACTTTCCAATCGCCACCATCCCAGTACTCAATAGGTATGCCTGTAATACCAGAGTAAGTAACGGCGCCAAATCCCCAAGAACTATAGTCTTTATGTCGCATAGTAGGGGTAATTGCTGCTATTGCTGTCCAATATGGTTTTTTAGCTAGTGCTGTTTCACCTTCTGAGTCTTCATTACCAGCCGATGTGATCATATATATTTCACTTGAGTAGTCCTTTAACCAGAAGCTACCTCTTAAATCGCCAACGCTTGCACTTATAATGAGTACTTCTTGATGATGTTTAGATAAGTATTCTTTAAGGTGCATATATGGCACTGTGACAATGCGTATACGGCTTTTCTCCCAATGTCTTATAGTTCCTATGCTGTAGTTTAAATGCTTGCTAGACTTCAATCTGAGTCCGTTCTCAACGTCTATGTCATATGGTTTCTCAGCGTCATAACCTTCGCCATATTCTACCTTTAGGTATATGTGTCGCTTCACCTAAACCTCCTTTTCAATAACTCAATTGTTTTATCTCCTATCCCATTAACTAAAACTAATTCAGCCATTTCGGCGCCTGGGTTAGATTCTAAATAATCAAGTATCTTTGTCGCTTTTATATCACCTATCTCGTGTATACTTATTAATTCAAAATAATCAGCTTCATGTATGCTAGGTTTATATACCAAACTAATTATAATAAGTAATAGAGACAGGGATATAGCAGTTATAATTACAATATCCCTTCTCTTCATATTACCCACCTACTACTAAGCCAAATACAGTTAGTCCTATTGATACTATGATACCAACTAACAAACCATTGTTTTTTTGACCGTTAGAGTCAAGCCTAGCAACGATTTTATTAATGCCATCTTTCAACTCTTGTATGTCTTCTTTCATCGTGGACGTTCTTTCCTCTAGTATCGACACTCGCTTATCTAGCTTATGCACCTCTGGACAATTACTGCAATCTTTTTCTGACATGGAATTTACCCCACTTGTATAGTTTTTCTAGCGCTGTGCATATTACTAAGATTGAAAACACTGTCGTTATTATCCATACAGCATTAATCATTGAAACCTCCCTTGTAATAACTCTTGTTTAGCTCGTTCGCCAGCTCTTTTCTTCAAGTCATTTAACACTTTAGAAAGTTGAATAGCTTTAGCTTCATTTTCTACTTGTTTGCCTTTTAAAAACTCAGAGAATAATTCATTAACCACTTGACCTTCTGTTCTCTGCCATTGTTGTTTTTCGTCTTGTGTTAGTTCTAATTTATTACCTCTAAATGTAATTACATTAGGCGGTTTCCTATCTGGGAATACTGACGTTTCACCACTTAACTCAGAAATCTTTCTAAGTTGTTCTCCAAACTCTGTTGGTTTAAATGTTGTTTGTGTCGCTGGGCTTAATAAGTTAGCAATAGGTCCCTCGGCCCTTTTCATTTCTTGACCTAATGGATCAATTTTAGCTGGTAGCTGTTGAGAAAGTCCGGGTATGTTAGCTTGGATTTTACCACCAACTTCTCCAAGTTGTTCTAAAACAGGTACTGTGGCTCCACCTCTTGGGTCCCTTACTACTGGGTCAAGAGTTTGCGCTGTTTGTCTAACTATAGAAGGTACAAAGCCCGGTAAAGCTTCTTGTACTGGAATAGCTGCCACTGAGTACGGCGTTGAATCTGACTTCATCATTTCATAAAACATTTTGTTGATAGTGTACATCGAAGGCAAATCAATTGCTTGCTCAAATGTATTAACCGTCAAGTCTGATAATGCATCAGCATTCATAGGAAGACCTTTTTCGGCTAATTGAGCGCCTACAGCTATAGGAGTAGTAACAGGCTGTAGCCAGTTATAGTTAACTATTTCATCCCCGGATTGTGCTGTTGTGTCCTCACCTCTAATCATTCGACCTAACGCGTCCATGTTTACTTTATAGTTACCTAGTCCTTCAGCGCGATCAAACGCCCCTTGGTCAAAGTCTCTTGATGTTGTTTCTCCACTTATCACACCTTTATTATACAACACTGCACCTAAAGAAAGCAAACCTGTGCCTGTTGTGGCTCTACCGAATGTCATAGCTATCTGTCTTTGCAATTCTGGTGTAAGCTCTTTTCCTGTCAAGGAACCCATGTCTTTCATAAACTTTAAATATCCAAGTGGTGAATATTCAAACCCACGAGTCATAATGTTACCCGGCACTCTAGTGTACTTTAGAATTAAATCACCTAAACCGAAGTCTTCTGTAAACACAGTTCCGGGCAACTTAGCAGTAGCTTCATTAAGGAACTTTTTACCTCTTGAAAGAACGTTAGCTAAGTGTGAATCATTTTGGAACGTTGCAAACTTTGCTTCGTCTGCTGCCGTTTTAATTTCTTGTTCTGTCGCTTCTTGCATAACTTTATTAAAGTCCCAATCCTTAACCTGTTTTCCTAACCTAGCTTGTAATTGGTTGTATAAGCTATGAGCTTGGCTGTAACCTTTGAAAAATTCATCAGGTGTTTGTAATGACCACGCCAATACTTTCTCACCAGCTTTACCAACTTTAGATTTAAAAGAAGAACCAGCTAGTAAATCATATTTACCTTGTGGTACTCTATTGGCTCCGGCTTTGATTTCTAAGAATGAACGTCTCCCTTGTTCCCAACCGTTAGCAAGTTGCTTTAACGTATTTGGTGTAGTTGCTGCTACAGATTTATTCTTACTAAACGCACTAAGTAATAAGTCTGCAGGTTGTGCTGCTACTTGTGATACTTGCTCTGCTAATATTGACGCCGTATTACCAACTATATTCCTTGAAAAAGTCCTAGCATTAAGTAAATGTGACATAGCTTGTACAGAAGAAAGCTTTTTAGCTTTAAGAATAGGTATTTTGTCAATAACTTTCCTCATTGCTATGTTGGTGTTAAGTGCTTTTAATTCATCCATACTATAAAGACCTAACAAATCATCAGGTTTAGTACGCTTCCCAATCTGAGCAGCTACAAATTGGCCTAGTTCCTCCGGTGACATATCTTGCACAGTTCTTAAATTATCACCAATGTCAGCAATTAATTTTCTATCAAAGTCAACATTTGCTTCTTTCAAGGTTTTAGTGGCCCATTTTTGTACGCCTTCTGGTGTAGTCAAGGCCCATACTGAAGCAGATTGCACATCTTGGCCAGCTCTACGATACTTTTCTGCCATTTTTTCTATAATATTGACAGCATCATCATAACGGCCTTGGTCTTCTAGCTGTTTAATAACCCTTTTACCCATGAATGGCTCTATTGCAGAACTAAATTGATCCCCTTCTTTAAGTAAAGTTACCGAGTTTTCAAAGTTATCAGTTAAAACTCTTTGTGCCACTAAATCTCTAGCTTCATTTGACGTTGTATCAAGTTCTAGTCTTTTTAACTCTTTCTTTAACTCAGGACTTGTCATATCAGAAGTTTTAACTGTTTCTACAAAACTAGCATCACTCACGCCAACTTTAGGAGTTTCTAACACTGAGTTAACAGCTTTAGAGTTAGTTGTAACACCTGGTGCTTCTTCTACAATACTATTTAACTGTTGTTTGGTCTGTTCTTGGCCTATTCGTTCTGTGAATGGTTGTCTTGCTCCTGGTTCTACAGGTCTAACTGGTTCTTGAGCTAAACTAACACGTTCTGACAATGGTTGTCTAGGACCTAAATCTGGCGTGTCTGGTCTAGCCACAAAATCAGGTGTAACAGCTTCTTTGGTTACAGGTGTTTCTACACTTTGTAGCTTAGTTCTAAACTCTTGTAGTAGTGCGTTGTCCCCATTATCCACAGCTTTAATAACTTCTTGTGGATTAATATCTGCTTGTTTTAGTGCTTGCTGTACTTCTTCGCCTTGGAATGCTCTTTTGAAGTCACCTGTTGCTCCACCAATAGCAGCGTTTAGTAATACGTCAATAGAACGGTTAACTAAGAAGTTGGTCGCTTGTTCGCCTATTGTTTGGTCTTCTTGAATACCTCTAATAACCTCTTGTGGAGTTTGCAGTACAGTATCAACGAATAAATCTGCAGCTTGTTGTCCAGCTATTTGTCTACCAGCTGATGCACTAGCACCACCTAGTATTCTTTGACCGATTTGAGTACCACGAAGTATAGGGGCTACACCTGTATACAGACCAGTTTGAAGCGCCGCACTACCCAATAATTCACCAGTCCTAAATTCTCTTGATTGTTCCGCTTCAGTTCTAGCGGCTCGAGCTTGTTCTCCCCTAGGTTGACCTATAGTACCAAGAGACAACGCGCTGAATATACCAGTTTCTCTTGCTTGTGCAATTTCTCTATTCGCTGCTTGCTCGCCCATTAGTCTTTTAGCTTCTTCAAAGTCACCCCTTTCCGATGCTTGCTTTACTAGTGGTTGTAGCCTTTCAATGTTTTCTCTAGCTTTCTTTACTCGATCAGACTCTACTTCTTTCCGTTCTTGTCGTTGTTCTTTACGTTGTAAAAGCAAACGTGATTCTGTTAAACCATCATCTTCAGGCATAGTTAAAGGCTTACGCTCTGGTACTTGTGGTAAAGCTCTAAAACTTAACGCGTCTATTTCGCTTCTGCGCTCTTGTTCTCTTTGTTGTGTTGTTCTGTCTACAGCTCTGTCTATACTTGGACCTAAACCAAAATCCATTTCTCTACGACCAAGACCTAGTGGATCTTGTACACTAGGTCTTGTAGATGGTTGTCGTAGTCTTTGAGATAATGGCTGTCTACCTGTATTTGATTGTAGTCGTTGTGATAATGGTATTCTTGCCATCATAACCTCCTATGGTCTAATTGTGTTTGTAGTAGATGGACTTAAATTATTTTCGATAGGGTTAGTCAATCTATTAACAGCTTGGTCCATTTCTTCCTCGCTTAACCCATATTCTATTTGTAATCTATCAGCTGTTGCATCATCAATTTGAGTCTGTGATAGTAAACCTATAATTTGGTCAGCTGCTGCAACTCTACGTTGTCTTTGCGCTGCTTCTAGTTCTGCGCCTTGAAGCGGTATGCCGAAATTACTTTCTAATGGTATTCTATCAACTAGGTTAGTTATACCACGCCTTGCAGAATCAATAGGTAATGTTTGTCCAGGCTGTCCTTCTAAACCAGCTTTAAACTCTGCCGTTTGACGTTGTTGTTGGCCTTGGAAACCAATCTGATTAATTCTATTAGCCGCACTTATTGCTTCTAACTCTTTGTTAATTTCTGCTTTCTGATTCATTAGTTGAGATTCTAAGTTAGCATTATTTATGTCTCTAGCTTGTTGTATCTGAGCGTCAACATCCCTCAAATCTAATGTAAATTGGTTTTGTCTATCTTGACGTTGTAAGTCTGTAAGCCTTGCGTATTCGTCACGTTTTTCTGTAAACGCTCTGTCAAGCTCTGATTGTCCAGCTTGGAACTCTTGCTGTGATCCCAGTTTAATCATGTCGTTAGCGTTTCTATAAGCTTCCATTCCAAGCGCGAACTCTTCTTGCATTGCTTGTAACTCCATAGTTCTGTCAAAATCTCTTTGCGCTCTTGCTTCTTGAAGTTGAGCATTAATATTAGCCATTTGAATAGAGTAGTCTTGTAATCTTGCATCTCTTTGCTCTTGTGTAGCAGCTAGCGCTTCATCGCGTTGCAATGTAAACACTCTGTCAGCTTCGTCTCTGTTAAGTGTGAATGTTCTATCTAATGCTGATTCTTTAGATTGCCATGCCCTTTGTGCTTCTTCACGGCCTAAATTATACTTAGATGTTAAGTCTGCAATTTCTCTGTCAGCTTGCGCCTGTGTTTCTGCTAACTGTATACCTCTTTCGGCTTGCGTTAAATCTCTACCTATTTGGCCTAATTGTTGTTGTTCTACTTGGCCTATTCTTCCTAGAGCGCCTTGAGTTAATATGTTTTGTGTAAGTTCTCTTTGTGACCTTGCCCCACTTGTTGCAAGTCCACCCACAGCTAATTGCTTTTCTAATCCAGAGCGCGCTTGCCTGTCTTGTATACCTTGTAGCCTACGTTGCTCTGACGCTTGCTCAGTAACCCCTGTTCTAGCTACATCGGCGCCTTCTCTTGCTCTTAGCAACTGTTCTTGGAGTGTAGCTTGTGTTTTGTTTAATTTAGCTTGATTTATCTTCGCTGCAAACTCTTGTGGAGTTATAGCGCTTGAGGTTGCTTGTTGTGTTTGTTGTTGAGCCATTGGTTGAGTTGTGGGTTGCGCCACCTTTGTTACAGGTGTGATCGGTTCTGGTTTAACAGCTCCACCAGCTTCTAATATTGGTTGTGGTTTATTCTGTTGTGGTAACAGAATCGGTTTGGGTATAATTTGTGAATCGTCAGACATTTTAGGTTGGGTGGGCAAAGCCATCACTTCACCCTTGCCCAATTTGTTTTTTATTATTCTAGCTGCTGCTTTATCTTTAGCCATTTTTCACCTCTTAATACGTTTCTACAACTTGGTACTCGATAGTTGTAGACGTTGTTGTATTAGCGTCAAACCCTATTGTTGTGCTGTCTATAATCCTACTAGACATGCTAGTAAAGCCAGGACCAGCGCTTCTTTTACTAGCTATAATGTGCGATTTTGCTAAGTCAACACTTGCTATTGGTACAGTTTCTTCAGTAGTATTAGTCTTTAATTCCAAACTATGTTCGCACACATGCATCAAAAAAACACCCTCTCTATATTTTATTTATGCTATTATAATTACAATGTTATCGGCACATTAAATTTGTTCGTAAAGCTTTCTCAATTCGTCTTGTAACAATGTCACATCATCACCGAGTAATTGCCCACGTCTTATTTGTTCCTCTAAGTCTGCAATCTCATATTCCATTTTTGCCTATACAAATTCTTTTTCTGTCATAACTTTTTCCGCCGATGATGATAATATAGTCTCTTTGCCGTCAACTACTTGACTTTTAATTATTTTAAATTCATAGATTGTATCTACTTCTAAACTTGCGTGTTGAGGGTCTCGCTCTAATACTTCTCTTCCTGTTATTCTCATGTTTAATCCTCCGTATATACTGTTGTATTTTGAGTTGCTGTTGATGTACTGTGCAATGAGAACCCAGTTTCATAGAAAATATTTCTAAATGTAAATCCTATCGTGGACTCATTTCTGATTATTTGCCCATCTACAACTAATTGGCTTGACTGTGGCTGCGTGTATACTCTGTTTATATACCCTCTACCTGTTACACTTAAAGAAACTGGGTTCAAAGCGGCCGGTACCGAGTTCCCACTATATCCAATATCTAAATCATATTTATTGTTTCCGTTTTGAATAACCCAACACATGTTGTTCCCGCGTAATTCTAGCGAAGTGTTAAACGGTATATTTGAAATATTGTGATCAATTCCTAAACCACCAACATCGGAGCTATATACTATCACTCCATCAGCAAGTATTATCACTGGGCTGTTAGTGCTAATGTTTTTTAAAACACCATTACCTGTTACAGACTTCAGAGTTGTAAGAGTCTGCGAATCGGTGTATTGTGATGTCGTTGTACCTCTGTAGCGAATACCTCCGCCTCTTAAATTACCGCCCATGTGTCACCTCCTATTTTTCAATAACATACTGCAATATAATATTTGACGTTGGTTGTGATTTCGAAAGGAAATATATAACACCATTATCAAGTGGATAAATAGTATTAGCCATTACCGAATCTTCCGCCATATCAATTGATTCGTAAAACGCATCTGCATCAGCTGCGCCAAAACCTACCCTAAAATCTACATTATCATTTGCCACATAATCTAAATCAACCACACCGTAATACCATCTGTAATCCCTTGTGGGTTGTTCTATCCAGTTGTTTGCCAATAGTGTTACGGTCTTTTTCCCTTTATCAAGTGAAACCCTAGACGATGCACCACCAGCAATAGCCGCGGTTAGTGACGCGCCTTGTAATACTGTGCCGTTTGTAGATGATCCATAATACATGTTATTATCTGAACCCATTACTGCTACGTTTCTTTCAGTGCCACCAGTTTCTTTTGCGTTGATGTTTATATTGTTTTCAAATACTTGAGCGCCTGTCATTATGCCACCGGCTTTAGGCAAGTAGTCAGAAGGCGTGAGGTTGCCAGAGTGGTATATAGTGTTAGAATTGTTATAAGTTAAATTTGTTCCTATTAAATTAGTTGGCTGAGTAGAAGAACCTAACACTATTCTATCAGAACTGTCTACAAACCCTACACTTTTATCTCCACCACCTGTCAACTCACCCCTTACTGCAATATTGTTAGGAAGTATAAGTGGTCCACTCATTGCTTCGCTACCGTCTTTAGGTAATTTAGTTGCTATATCTGTGTCGTTACTGTCTATCCTGCCTACTAGTTCGTTGATAGCTGAAACTAAGTTGAGCTTTTGCGCAGTTGTCAACGATGCAAGCGAACCTACTTTGTTGTCTGTTGCTAACTTAGCATTTGTAATTGAACCGTCAGCCACTTCGCCAGCAATAAGATCATCAATCTGTTGTCTGACTTGGATAAGTGCGTCTGCTACATTATCAGCCGAGTACTGTGTAATTCCTAGACCTATGGCATGCGCACCGCTTTCGCCTAGTATTTCAGACGCCAATTCTACTAATAATGTAAGGTTGTTGTAATCCTTCTGATTTTCGTTTGGGCTATCAAACAATTGTTTAAGTTCTTCAGGTGTATTAGTTGGTTGGTCAGGTAATGACCTGTGTATATTAGTGCTATAGCCAGCACTGGTTAGTGTTTTTTTAGCCATTTTACCCTCCTATCGTGAGTAACCTTGGGCTTGCGCTTGCATTTTTAAATTAAGTACAGTTAATGTCTCGTCATTTGCAACGTTTTCAAATAAGACTTGCAAGTAAGTAAACTTTTTAACTTTCGCCTTTATCCTCAATGGTTGAGGGTTTCTATTTGTTTGATATGTGAAATCTGAATAATCCCATGAGCCATAATCAAACAATCTGTATTTAACTGTTGACGATTTGGCGCTTGCAGAATCTTCGTTTGACTTATCTGTTAAAAACTTAATGTCTAATGATGTTTTACTTGCCGGGCTAATTGCAACCCATTCGTCACGCATCATTTTTCTAAACTCTAATTGTCCAAAGTCTGTAAAACCAAGGTACACCCTCATGTCTATATCAGTGCCTAAAACCTCACCATCTGCCGTGTAGGAGTCGTTAAAGTTTTCTATGGTAGTAGAACCTATATAATATACTTGTCCGTCTACATCAAAGAATTTAGATGCTGATACGTTAGTGTATTTGTAAAATGTATCGTTTCCGTAGTTCCATAAGTAGACCACATCACCTACGCATAACCAGTATTCTTTGTTATTCTTGTGATTAAATGTTACCGCAGTAGATAAATCCAACTCTTGAAGTGATTTTTTAATCTTATCACTGATAATCTTAGTGCCACGTTGGTTTTCTACTGAGGTGTCTGACCATAGCCACATGCTGTAAGCATCTAAACTTACCGGTGTGTCCTCTATTAATTGTACCATTTTCGGAGCAATGTTACCAACAGACTCATTAAGATCATAATATGGGAATTCGTATGGGTTTAGACCTTGATTGTTTGCAAAGCTTGGGTTAATGTTTGGCACTACTATTCTTGTTGAATTTTCTTTAAATACTAACAATGTTTGTTGTTGGGCCTTCATGTCTGTGATACCAAATTCGTTTGAACCTACTATCACTTTGGAGTTAGAAGGGTAGTAATTGGCTTTGCCTACCATTGAGAATATAAAGGTGTTAGGTTCTAGTGTACTACCATACCAAAATATATTAGTGTCGTTACCTACTCCGAAATCAACTTGATATTTATATGCTTGGAATTCTGCTAGCGTACCCGTGTCTTTAGTGTAAGTAATTAACACTTCTACACCTAAAGGTGGGGCAACGTTAAACGTAGGTTTTCCTGTTACTCTGTTTACAGTAAAGTCTATGTTTTCAACTTTTGCTACACCGTCAACAGTAGCCGTTACTAAATCAGCATCTATGTTTTGCTCAGGTAAAGTATACTCCGTGGTTCCGTCCGCTTCGAAATCTACTGTTTTAGAACCTGTTAACAAATTGATTTCTTCAAATGGAACACCACCTGTACCGTCAGGTTTAGCACCTGTAGACACGATTGGGATATATGGCGTTACATCTTCATAAGTCACACCATCCCAAGTTTTAAAACTTGTACCAGCTTTTAACCATAGCTTAGAATCAAAATAGAATATCTCACAGTACCCATCTGTTATAGCGCCTATTGTAATAACTGGCGGGTTTGCTGCTTCGTCCCATATCCCTGAATCGTCCCATACATCTGAATCGTCCCAAGCGCCTTGAAGTAACGAAGACAGCTCTGTTTCAGAAGATACAACAGAGAGGTCTCTTTGATAAAGAAAACCCCCTGTGCTAAATATAATAACCTCTTTGTCGTTTAGCTCACCGTACCATCCACCATATATATTGTTTGTAGATGATATATACGTGTGATGGCCAGGTCTTTTCTGTAATTTAAAATTCTTTGTTACTCTTGCATTTTCTTGCCTAACAGATTCACCCAGCTTTATCTGTGTATTACCTACCGATTCATTTAGACCTAGGAAAGTATCTATTTCAATCGGTGGTGACGGCTTGTATGTGCTTATACGTGCCATAGATACCTCCTAATAATTAATGTTGTATACGTCTTCTATTTCTGTAGCTTGAGCCGGCTGTGGTTGCGCAGCCTGTAATAATAGTTCATTTGCTTCTCCTTCGAAGAAGTCTGCGTATTGTGGCAAGTCGGTTAGTGCAATTTTAGCAGCTACGAAATTGATCATAAAATTTAACGCTAACGGATTCCTAACCGGTAACTCTGCCGACAAATCTGTAATTCTTGTTGGGTAGGGGTTGTATATTACTCTCAAAGTGCCTTCAAACCAATACGGAGTGTACAGTACATTTCCAACTTCAAGCTGTGTAATAGAGTCTATTTTGTAAGTGTCTGTATCTTCTACAATCTTAACTAGTTGACCAAAATCACTAGGCATAGCGTTAGGTATCCACTTCCTAGCTTCTTTCTGTTCGTCTGTTGGAGTTAATGTTAATTCGTATGTGTTGTAATATTCGGCGTACTTATATACTTTATTAAGTCCAGAAAACACGTATCTAACAGCATTGGTATCAGTTTCTGCTGTAGAACCTGAACTATTAACCACTCCGTCCGTGTTGTAATCATCGACCAACGCTCTAGCGTCATATATTAAATCTTGTATAGTCATGTTTCACCTACATTTCTGTGAAAATGAACGAAGCACCGCTTAAAATCGTAACTGTACCAGTGTCGCGCTCTGCTATAAGTGTAATTTGATCGTACGGATCTAACGTGAACGATATATCAACAGGTACTGTTTTTGTATCATCATTACCAAACTGCGCTATGATGGTAGACGTTGAGTCTTCATCTAACCCAGTAGAGAATCGTTTTATTCTTACTTTAACTTCAACTGAGCTAGTACCTCCACCTGTTCTATTGATGGGTATTGAGCCTGACAATCTAAAATCTTGCTGTATGATAGATTGATACCTTAACCAATCCACTCCACCATCTGATACTAAATCAAAGCGTTTACTTTGAGGTAGTAAATCAACACTGCCAGCAGTTAAGATTTCAGCGTATGTTACTGTGTTAACAGGTAAATTAATATTGGTTTCTATAGAACCGTAACGCTTAATATTTTCAAGTTCTAGTATGTCCCAGTGTGGCACTACTGTCTGGTGTGCTGTAAGCTCTACTAACTCATACTTGTATATTAGTTTACCCCATTTAAGACCTCTTTGTCGCTGTAAACCTCTACATATAATGATTAAACCTTTATCGTTATTTGATAGCTCCAGGTATATTCTTGTGTAGTCTCTGTTGTTAATAGATGACACATCAGGAAGAATGAGAGCTGCTTCGTTCGTCCTTACATCAAAACTTATTAAAGACGTCATGTCCTCAACTTCAAATGTTGACATTATTCTGTAACTAGCAAAAGTGTAACCAGCGTGATCATCATCAAAAGTCAACTTCGTTTGTGTATTTGACAATACCACAGCATAGTCTACTTCGCCAGCAACTGTAGTTAACTCCACCACGTAATCAATCCATTGGTCAGTAATGTAGTTTGCTATACCATCTGTAACGCTGTTTGATGTTTGAGAAGAGACAGGACCGGACGCGTTATCTGCTCCGGCTGTGTACTCGTATGGTTTAGTGGTCAGTGTTTCTTCAACCGTTAATGTATTATTGTTAATTCGTGTTCTTATATCAAATAAGCTTTCTCCATTGTTGAAAACATTACTCATTTAACACCTCCTACGGTTCATTTGCTAAAATCTGCTTTAATTCATCAAATTTCAAAGGTATCATCGAGAAATCATTTGAAACTATAGCTTTTAACCACATTCTTTGCATTTTGCCATTAGAAAACTCTAAGTGACGTATATACATTTTTGTGGCGACGCTGAAATCTGTTAGCTTTTTAACGTCCACTTTAGCATCTAACGCTTGCTTTATTAATTCATCGTCAATAGTTCTGAGTTTTTTGTATACCTTGTTGGCTTGTTTAATTTGAGAACATGTGCATAACTCCTCAGCCGTTACACCGTTCTCGGCGAACTTTTCAACGGTAGCCACTTGATAATATTGTTCATAGTGCATATAAACCTCCTACACAGGTTCTGGCAAGTCTGCCGGGGCATAGAACATAGTAGAATCAAAGAACGCAGACCAAGAAAGGAATACGGCATCGTCTAGTGGTTCGTATTTGCCTGTTGGGTTATGTCCAGGTAGTGGACTGATATGACACCTACCAACTGCGCAATAATCTTTTGCGTTAATTGTAGTAGTGTAAAAACATTCTGCATATGTTTTAGTTGGATCACCCAATGTTGCATCTAATAAAGTATCTTTAGTTAACCCTTTATCTGTTAGGCATACATAAACTAAATAGTTAGGTATTGTAGAACCTTCGGCAATGTTCATTTCCATGTATGGTTTATTAGTTTTAAATTCCATTAAATACTCGCTCATAGAATCCTCCTATGGTATTGATTGGTATTTTTTTGCCTTGCTTAAGCAAGGTTCGATTAATGCAGTTTGGTAAAACCCGAATGATTGTTCTGTTGAGTTGTAGAACGACTGGTTATTTTCTATGCTTAACAATGTAGCGATCTCTTTAACCTTGTTCAAGTGACTTGTTTGGTCTATCCATATCTCTGCTTGGTCTGCTATGTGCATGTGGTTGTAGTCGTCTTCCAGGATTAGAGAGTTACCGACTACTATTGCGCCAGATGTTGGTAGTGGTGGGGTTTCTGTTACGTAGTCCCCTTCGTAAGTTCCAATGTGTGAAAACTCAACACTTTCACCATTTGGCACAGTGGCATTGATGAAGAACTTTAATTCGTCATTTGTAATTGTAGAATCCGTTGTGAGAGTTCTTCTTTGTTGGTCTAACAAAGTGCCGTCAAACGAAACGAATCCGCCAACGCCAGAAGATTGTAATCCGAACGTACCACTATTAAATGTCTTCGTTACATCAATTACAACTGTATAAACAGTAGATGTTTTAGTGATTCCAGTAGAGATCATACCTATGAATGTATTCGTTGCATTACTTATAATTTCTACTGAATTAGAATTTATAAGTACGTTCGCTGGCGTAGATGTTTCCCATTTCCCATAATCAACACCATTATCAACAACCCCATCAACAACCCTCTCATTAATACCTATCCTACCGCTATAATCAGGTGATGGTCTAACTCCGCCCACATAGCACTGTGGGATGCCTAGGGAGTTAAGGAATATTAGTTGACCTATAGGTATAGTAATCAATCCAGCTTGGTCAAACGTCTGCGTTCCATCTGCTTCAATATATCCCTTTTCGTCATGAAAACTAGTTACAATATAGTTTCTCACCACTGGTTCGGCTGGTGCTAGGAACTGTTGCGCAAGTTTTGCTTCAACGTCTGCATCATCCCTAAACAGTTGAAATATACCATCACCATTTTTTGAGTTTAAGTCTAGCTTGAACACGTCACCGCTTATTGTAGTTTCAAACTCCCTTACTCCGTTAACTGGTGTGAAAAACCTACCGTTCGCGTCCCAAGTAGTATTAACCACGTTGCCTAGCCCATCTACGTACGTGATAGACTCATTGGCAGCACTAGCAAGCTCTAAATAGTTACCGCTGCCTGTTGCAAGTGTATTGCCAGGTACAGCCACCCTACCCACTTGGTTACCGCTGCCTACCTTGTCAATCAGCACTCCGTCTGTTGAACCTTTTGAGTAGGAGAGTAGGCCGCATTTTTTAATTAAGTATTGTATTATACCACCACCGGTAGTAAACCCTATAGGATTAAAACCGAATCGTGGGAATCCTGTGTTTTTGAAGCCCATAACGACCTCCTATTGTGGGTACCATTCGCCATTGTAATACACGTACCAAGTAGCTGTATCCACTACTAAAACTAAGTCTTTTTTGTCCGCATCTGATAACGTTGTAACTCCTACACCGCTCGGCGTAAACTCAGTAGCTAAAAATTTTTTATATCCATTGTCTCCTTGTACTACCATAGTAACCTCCTATTAAAAAGGGCAACACAACGTATATGTCATGTTGCCCTTGGCTTGGACTTTATTTCTTTTTAGTTTCTTTTACAACTTCAAAACCGGCTCTAATAAATGCAGATACACAATTTTCATGCACCTCATGCACATATTCGCCTTTTTTCACTTTAACCATATTAACCTCCTACGCTGTTTTGTGAGCTGCACACGCATTCACCTTTTGGGCAAACGTGAAGCAATCGTAAATCCAACGGCCTTCAAGTAGAGCGCCAGAGATACCAGGTGCATCTTCGTGCGTTTTAAGGTCAGACAGTTGTTGTGGCATACCGTTAGCTGATGGGTGTGTTAAGATCATAGCTGTATTCGCTGGGAATAGAACCGATGGAACTTTAACAATTTTTACACCGTCAATTTCACCAATTTGACCGTTAATCAACATTTTCTGGGCCATGTCTGACGCCTTTACAAATGTGTCGTCTCTTTTAATTAAGTTACAAGTTGAAGGTGTAAGATATGCAATTCTACCCTTCATTGGTACTTTGTCCTCGTCAAGCAATTCTTGCAAATCAAGGAATTTTTCGTAAACGTTAGCGTTTGTCAATGCTGCTGTTTTAACATGTGTTGCAGTTGTTGCAGATGCAAGCAAAACACCAAACGCGTAAGTATCTACCTCGGGAATGTATTGTTCGTCCATTTGAATTTTTGTGTATGCACCAACTGTTTTCACAAGGTTTTGTTGTAAATAGTTACCTTTATCAATGCTTGAAGTAAATGATCTATCTTTTGTAATTGTATACTCTGCCACAGTGTCTTGAACTTCGTTAACCGTTCCGTAACGACTTGTACCAGTTCTAGTATAGTCACCTAACACCTGTGAAGTTAGTGTGTATAGCTTAGCCGTGTTAACGCCTATAAAATCAAATTTAGCCCCAAACGCTGACTTAGCAAGTGAACCCAATTCAAAACGTTGATCAATTTTTTTACCATACTTCGCTGCGTAATTAATAGCCATGTTTTAATCTCCTTTTTTAAAGGAACTCTCCCAGGAAATCGTCTTTAACGCTATCGTCACCACCTTGAGTCTTTTTAACAACTGATGTTTTTTTATTATTGTTGTTTGTTTTATCTATAGACAACTGTTGTTGTAATTTCTCAATCTCTTGTTTTAAACCTTCAACCTCTGCATCTTTTTCACTTACCTTTTGATTGGTTAGATGTTCAGCGTATGAAGTGGAAAGGTCTTTACCGTCTAATTGATAAGATTGTAAGACAGACTCAGGTACATCTTCGATTTTAACGTCAGGGAATTTTTCAACAAATGAATCAATCATTCTTTGTTCTCGAGATTTATAACCTTCGTTGAACTCCTTTATAACGTCCTGTTCGTTCCTGTTTTGTTCTTCCGATATGTTTTTTGCCATCACGGTCAACAACGCTTCAGATAGTCCTTCTAATCCATCATATCCTAACTTGTCGCCGATAGTGGCTAGTCGATTTAACTTTTCACTAGACTCATTATACTTATCTCTGAATCTTTGTGCATTCTTGCCGATTTCAATAGCTTCAACAATTTCGTTGTCGCTCATATCTCCGACTTTACCTTTTTCTTTTAGAAACTTAAACTCTAAGTCAGCAATGTTTCTTGCTACTTCTTCCTCAGTTACCACTTCAGATTCATCGGTTTCGTCCGTCGATTCTTCCTTTGATTCCTCAGTTGTTTCTTTGGGCGACGTTTCTTCTTCTGTTCCTTCGTCCGTCGATTCAGGTACATCGTCAAAGAATTCGTCTGGCGTTACTTCAACTTGTTCATTGGCTGTGAACTCGTTCATATATTTATTCCTCCTTGGGTATGGCTGCCCTTATACATATATTATGCAAAATATTTTGCACATTGTCAAATTCCTGTAGCATTCATCATCATTTCTTGTTGTTCTGGTTTCATGCTTAGATATTGATTTTGCGCTTCTGGTGTTAAAGCGGCTAATTCTTGTTGTCTTATAGATTCTTTTTCTTGCAGTTCTTTGCGTTTTTTTATCAATCCATTCTTATTACGAACAAACCCTTCTGGCAACCTGTCTAGGTACTCTATAAAGTCTATTTGTTCACGTTCTAGTAAATTATCAAGTGTTTGTATTTCTGCAAGTTCTGACCAATAAGAAGATGGTCCTACGTCAACTTTTGGTGTTTTATACATTTCTTGAAGTTGGTCAAAGTCATACATCTGCATTTCTGCATTATCGCCATCCGTGATAGCTACAGGTCTTGTACCAAACTTATACGCGATCATATCTAAGAAGATACGCCCCAAATCCTCATACCAATTATACATGTTTTGCATTGGTATCTCCAAAGGTATACCGGCTTGTTTTGATGCTGTAGCTATAGATGTGCCACTAGCTTGTTCTGGATTAACATTTCCAAGTAAAGCATCATTAGCACCTACGGCTTCTTGCATGTACGTCTTGGCTAGTTCTACCATGTTCATCAAATCACCACTCATATTAGCCGGAGCAATGTATCCAGCAACATCATTTATGCTTTGACCAGGCCCTAAATTAACACCGTATTGCGCCGTAACTCTTGGGTCATAACCAGCGATCAAGCTAGGGTTGTAAACGAATTTCGGGAAAGATTGTAGCATAGCGTGATACATAGCAGCCGAAAAAGCTTTGTTTATAAATATCTGTGTATCAACCAAACCTGTAACAAAGTTATGCCCATGATATGTGTTTCGCCTTTGTATCCAATTACCTAGCGATACAGGGTACATAGTACAACCAGTATCTATATTTTTATATACGTAGGCTGACTCAGTACATTTAGTTGCGTACACCTTGCCATCTTTCTTTCTGTAAGTGATAACATATGTCGCTTTCTTGCTATCTTCGCCCTCCATTTCAAGTTCACCATAATGACCAATTTGTTCATCGTCATTATTATCTTCGCTTATCTCCTCATTAAGTTCCCCGACTTCTTTCTGTTCTTCTTTTAAGTCTGAAACTAAAGCTCTCCCGACAACTTGTATATACTTTTGTCCTTGTACGTCATTAGTATTTGCGTTAGCCATGTAAAAATTAGTAGGACTCACTAACTCAAAATCAATCTGTCCATCAGTTCCGCCATATTTACCGTCGTAAGGTTTCTTTGCTACATCAAAAATCATATGACCGATGTAGTCACCTGTAACGCAACCATCCCATAAAGCTTCACTCGCTTTTTGTGACAACTTTACTCTGTCTGCAAATTCGTCCCATACTGAGTTAATAATAGCGTCCGTATCATCTGTATCATCATCAACAACAGATGCAAATTTAACCTTTGGGTTACTGGACATAATTGAAGCTATGAAAAACGTAGCAAATCTATTTAAGTAGTTAAATACTGGAGCTGGCTTGTCAGAGTCTAACTTAGCGTTACGCCATTGCTTCGAGTAGACGAAATCCCAATTACAATCAACCTCGTCATAAAAAGAAGGTTCTAAAGAATTGTTATAAGCCACTCCGTTTTGATATAATTCATATTCTTTAATCATTCTGATCTCCTATAGGCTTGATTCTTTCCGTAGTCCATCATCGTTTGCAAATGTTTTAACATCGGATCTTCTTTCTGCTCAACTTCTTTAGATGGCTTTTTCTTGTCGTACAAAATATAAGCAACCAATAAAATGTTTGTTACAAGTAAGATATACTCCATGCTTTACCTCCAATTCATCATAGTGTTAATGTAGTTATCTTCTGCGCGCGGTTTTACATCTACCTTTTCGCCAAAGTAATATACCATTTGACTTATAGCTTGCGTCATTGCGTCAACGTTATCATCATTCGCACCATTAGGAAACGCATACCATTCTTCTAGCACATGCCCAGTAAACTCTTCACGTGGCACCTTTACATTTCCACCAGCTAAATAAGGCAACACCGATTGAACTCTTGATTCTTTTCCGCCTAATGGGTTTACAGGTACTATTCCAGTTATCTCTCGTGACAAAGTGTTTATTATAGCTGAACCATTTGCCTTATCCTCTATGAATATAAAGCCTATATTATACCTTTGCCTCATAGTTCTTATCGCTTGTAATGTGGTTAAAAAATCGTATCTGCCTGTCATTACATCGATCAAATAAAAATCTATTCCTATTTTTCCCCACACATGAATAGCCACTTTATCACTTTTAGCTGTATCTTTAAAAGTTGCGTCTACAGATAAACAAACGCTAACCATTTCTGAAATTTTATCCTGAGTTTTGATATACCAATTGCCAGGGTTTTCAAACCATTCCCTTTTTATCAAGTTACCTTCTGCTGCCGTTGGCCTACCCTGGTAAAGTGCGTTGAAGTCGCGCGGATACTGCTTTCGTTCTTCTATAAAATCATAACCGTATCTATCTGGCCAAAGCGGTACACCTATAGCTCTGCCCAATAAATCGTGCTCTTCTGCTTCTAATGGTAAGTTAACAATGTCCCATGGGTATGGGTTGCCATGCTCGGGATTTAGAAGTCTGCCTATTAGATCATCTTCGTGCCACCTTGTCATAATCACAATAACAATCGCCGGCGGCTCTATCCTTGTACTTAGTGACGATACCCATTCTTGCCATATTTTTTCCCTCGTCGTCTCTGAATTGGCTTCTTCTGCCGTTTTAATAGGGTCGTCTATAATCAATAAGTTAGCACCAAACCCTGTAATACCACCCAATATACCAGCTTTACGGATAACCGAACCGTTTGACAACCTTGTAAAATTTTGATTATTCGATTCTACCGTAACGCCAAATATATCATGCACTTTTAACTTGTTCGCGTTAGACCTTGCAAAGTTATTTGCTAAATCTATACTATAAGCTGTCATTATCACTTTAGCGTTAGGCTCTCTTGCGCAAAAGTAAGATGGCAAAGTCTCGGATATCGTCATTGATTTACCGTGCCTTGGCGGCATAGAAACCATCAGATACTGCTTAGCTGGTTCCAATTCCCCTTTTAACATCAAATCCCTATTACTAATCATCTTGTCGATTTTATCAGTTAATAGGGTTGAATGTGGTAACTTTATATAATTATCATTAGTGTACTCGACATACGAAGCGTAACTTTTAGTGGCCCTGTCTTTGTATTCAGCTTCAAGAAGTTCTAACAATTCCTTTTCTTCTTGGTTATTCAGCATTTATTCACCACCTTTTAATATATCGCCGTATATTTTAGCACTTGTTGCATAATTATTCGTTTAATTTGGATTCTAATTCGGTTATTCTCTTTCTTCTTTCCTCCGGTGTAAGATCATTTGTCGCATCTACTGTAGTTTGTTCAATTTCTTGCTTCTCTTTCCAACCTTTAAAGTTGTTTGTCAAATTAAACCTTGCGCCATTTGACACATTTGTGAACAACATACCCTCTGCATATTCCTCAACTTTAGACTTAGCGCGTGTAACCGTGTCAATGAACTGATCTTTCGCTTGATAATTTAAAAGTGCCTGTCTGCTAGTAAATCCAAGCGATAAAGCCAATCCCGTAATAGTTGGCGGTTTTTCATTTTCTTTTACCACTTTACCAAACCTATTAATAACTGGGTTGCCTTCTTTGTCTAATACTGTTTGACCTTCGCACTCTTTAAAGTATGCATCAATTTTCTTTTTCATTTCTTCTGGCTTCTTATACATTGGTGGCGCACCACCTGGATGTTTTTCTTTCTTACTCACTCACAACCAACCCCTCCCAATAATGCTCTTTGTACAACTCATAGACACCAGTTACTTTATACATCTCTTCGTATATTTGCGGATACATATTGCCAAAATCCTCGTCATGCATCACAATCGGCGCGTCTTGATCCAGTTTCTTTAGTTCTTCTATAAACTCTTTTACTGTTAGTATATGTTTACTCACTCATTCATCACTCCTTTATTTCATTTTATCTTTGCATAATAGTGTATCTATCTTTTTTATTGGTAACTCCAAAGTTAATCTACCAATATCTTCAATATCTTCTTTTAGAGTATAACCAGTTACTTGAATTTCTGCGCCGTTGAGATAAACTTTTCCATCACTTCTTATTTCAAATTTGTTCATACCATCACCTCATAAACCTACCGAACAGCTTGCCCAGTAGTCTCCTTTTTACTCTCTTACCTACTCTATTCTTAGCTACTGCGTTTAGATCGTTTCTTACCCTTAGTAGCTTGTATATAGCGCTAATCATTGCAATACTCATTGAAATTAGAGTGGTCTGTCTTCATAGACTTCGTAACACGCACCGTTCCGCATTGGAGTTGCTCCATATTCCAGTATATTTCACTGGCATTAAATTTTATTTCGTACTGCACAACTTCATCTTCTTCATGTAACGCTTTGTACAATTCCCACATAGCTTGTTTGGTTCTTTTATTCATTCTCTACCTCCCACACTCTTACATGTATTGAATAACAATCTGGTCTTATGTGTGTAAGATGTCTAAATACTTGGCTACCTGCCTTGTATTCCCCTTTTATGTTTTGATCGTTAACTATTTTTTCAATCATCAATCTTTTGATTTGCTCTCTGTTTTCCCACTTATCATTATTTACCTCGTACTCTAAAGAAAAGTCTTTCATTACTCACCCCTCTTGTAAACTTCTAACGTCTCGACATTCTATTAACCTTGCTGTTTTCTAAACCGTTTATATGAGAATGAAAACCGAAAGCATCTATTTGCACAATTATCCTTGATAATATTCTACACTGTCTGTAATTGCCGTAACCATGTTCTATGTGGTCTTTTGTGGTTTTGTGTACTGCTTTTTGAAACTTGTTCATTCTCTACCTCCATTATACCATACCCTTGGTTTAGTGTAAAAGAGCCTTGTTAAAGGCCATTACTTTGCATTGCGACTCATAGTATTTTTATCAGGATAATACTTGTTGTATAATTCTTCGCAATATCCATCTTCCACTACATCAAATCGTTGCTTGTGCTTTTTGTGTACATATTTCGAATAGCCTTCTTTATCTGACTTAAAAATATCCTCTCCTGTATCAATGTCGTCAAGTAGTTTATATAACTCATATATTATTTTGTCTTTATCCATACCCTTACCTCCTTAAAATATCAATTCTATAGCATAAACAACAACTAATATCAGTGCAGTAATTGCCATATATTTATTCCTTGCTTTCTTCTCTATCTCATCCCACTTAATACTTCTTTTCGTTACTTCCATTTCACATTTTAGCGCTAATTCCTCGTATTCTCTCTGACTATTTTCACCTTCTAGTCTATACCTTTTGTGTAACTTGTCGTATTCATCTTTCCACTTGGTATCTACGTCTTTCTTGTACACCTCATAGTCCATTGTTATTGTTTTACTCATACTCACACCTCGGCTCTGTATCTATTTGTTTCTATCAATCTCATAGTTCCAATTATCAGAGAAACAATTTCTTCATGTTTATCTTTTGTAGATATAGAAGTTTCTATTTCGGCTTTTAACACATTGAAATTTTTCCTATGCAGTTTTCGGTTTTTATTTAACACCTTTCTCTTATGATAGTTCATACTCTTATTCCTCACTCTCGACCACATCGGCATCAATTATAAATTCTTGAGAGTACCCCGAGAAATTACCATGCCTTGCGTTCCAACTACAATCAATTGGTACAATAACATAATCTAAATCACCATTATTAATAAATACTTTACAATCATCTGAAACACCTTCTAACATTTCTTTTAACTCACCTACAGTTAATCTATTCATTGTCTTCCTCACTCTCTTGTATAGCTTGTAATTTGTTTTCTAAGTCTCTTATTCTTTTCAAATAAGTTTCATTCTTTGCGGCGCACAGCTTCCAATGTTTAACAGCTTCTTCAAATTGGGATTGCAACTTTAATATTATTCCCTCTTTGACTTGGATGTCTTTGATTAGTTCCTCTCTAGTCATAATCTATCTTCCTCACTCTCTTGTATAGCTTTGTCTAAATACTCTTCTACAAATTTGCTTCTTAAAGCTTGCATGTTAAATATTTCGCACGTTTTCATTCTTTTGGGGCTATTCTTCAAACCTTTAGTTAGTTTATCCAAATATTTTAGTTCCTCTCTAGTCATAATCTATCTTCCTCTCTACCAGATATACCTATAGGTTGTTTAATTGGTGAATAATCAGCGCCAGGAGTTGCAATCTTACATATCTGCTTAGCTATCTCCTTTTCATCGTACCCAGTGTAGTTGTCTATTACTACCTTCTCTCTAGTCATACCCTACTCCTCTTTCCTATTGTCGTGTATAGCAAATGCAACCCATCATATCGCATCCACATTCTAACTTTTCTTCTTCGTCTTCCTTGTCGTGTATTGTTCCTATTACCTCTTTCTCCTCGTTGTGATACCCTAAATTGTCCCAAATATAATGACCGCCACAATTGCTGTTTAAGTTTTTCCCGCGAAAAGCTCCGCTTACAAATTCCACTCGATAGAGATGGCATTCAGGTCTCCATTTGTATATGTCACCCTTGTATATCTCCTTACCATTCTTGTCTAGTAGTCCTGTCCATGGCATAAATACAACATTATCACCAACAAATAGCTTAGGATAAACCTTTACTTCACTCACGTCATTTTCTAAATGCGCAGACACTATTTCACCAGTGCAATCCCAATCAATAGCTACTACAGTCCACATTTGATTTTCATACCATGCTCTTATTTTTAGATTCATACCCTCTTACCTCTAAACTTATATCTCATTGTTAACCCTCCAGTAGTTGTTTAACGTTATAAGGTTCTTCGTCTTCCCATTTGATGAATTGGAATAGGTGGTTAAGCGCAGTCAAACTGCCACACTCATTATAATCATCCCAGCACGAAAAGCTTTTGCTCGGTTTATTTTTGTACACGTCCACGTCACCATCTTTATCTCTAGCAATCCATTCAAACTTTAATTCACTTAGTATTGCTCTTTCGTTAGGTGTTAGAGTGATAGTGGGGATTAGTTTAAAATCATCAACTATTAATTGCCCAGCAAGTGGATAATCAACATTGCCTTTCGTATTAAACAGCATCCCATTTTTTATAAAATACACGAATTCATTTACTCTTTTTCCGCTTCTGTGACATAACTTATAACTCTTACCTACCTCTAACCCTAGTATTTCTTCGTATACTCTTTTAAGATTATTACTCATACTTCCCCTCTCTCTATGCACTATGTGCATATACTTCACACATTATACCTCGTTTTCAACATATTTTAATGCTTCAAATAAGCAGTCGCACAGTTCGTCGGCTTGATGTTGTTGAATTTTGGTTGTTTTTATAACCCATTGTCTCCCTTTTTCTATTGTTATTAATTCTTTTTTGTTTAAAATCTCTATCATTTTACCTATTGTTAAATCTAAACTCAGCAATGCAATTTTAAAGTGTCGAGAACACCATTCTTTATTTGGGAAACAAATACTAAATAGTTTTTCTATTAATTCATTGCTCAATCTAGCTAGTTCTTTTTCTGTTACGTGCTGTTTCATTCTCCCACCCTCTCTGCTAATACCATGCTAATATATGCCGATCTTGATAAAAATAACTTCTCTGCTGCTTTGTCTACCTTCTCCAGTAAACCGATGTCTACTGTAATATTAATCTTTTTCGTTGCCACTCTCGCACCTCTTTTCTATACATCTATTAT